TTTAGGTTAAAGGATGAAGGTACCATTGTTAATGTTTCCCCAAGAAGTCCTCTGGTTTATGAAGATATACCATCTTTATTGGTTTATGGTAATATAAGCAATTGCACTCCTATTTCACCTAAAAGTACTCTAACTAAAAGTATTTTATTTAATCATGTGGAAGAACTTATAGATATATCTCCATCGATAGATGGTCATCCTAAGTATCTAGCTCCCAAGATGAGGTCTTTTAGAAGAGATGGTACTTTCTATTCTCCTGAAAATAATTTTGTTAAAAAAGTAGGAGTTATTACTTCAGCTTTAGATAATTCTATTATGGAGAATGTAATTATAAGTACTACCTGTAGTTTATTATATAAATTAAAGAAAGAAGGTGTTACTTCTCTTAACCCTGTACCATTAGATGTTGCACAAAATGGGTACCCAGAGAATTTTTATTATAGATCCATGAAAAATAGTACGTCTGGTGGATTTATGTTCACTGGTAAGAAAAGTAAGTATATTGACTTTACTCCCAAAGACTTTAAACAAGATGCTGTTACACCAAAACCCGAAGTTTTAATTCAAGTCCAGGAAATAATAGATTCTTATTTACAAGATAAAACTTCTCATTCTATAGTTGGAGCTCAATTAAAAGATGAACCTAGAAGTTGGGATAAAGTTATTAAAGGAAATACACGTATGTTCGCTATGTCATCATACGATATGACTTTAGTAAATAGAATGTATTTATTACCATTCTATAGTATGATGTGCGAACATAGAGACGTATTTAGTACTAAAATTGGAATAAACATGCACTCCGATGAAGTGGACAAAATGTATAACACCCTAAAAAATTTTTCTTCCAACATTATGGAAGGTGATTATGGTGGATATGATACAAGTATGCCTATAGGAATTGGATTTATGTCTAATTCTATTGTCTATACTGTACTCAAGAAATTAGGTTATAATGCTCATGCTTTGCAAATTGTCAAAGGCATCTTAACTGAAAATTTATTTCCAACCGTTGTATTGAATGGAACTGTCTTTACACCTCCAGGTTTTCAACCGTCAGGCAAATATGCCACTGCAGAGTACAATTCTTTGCGAGGCGTGATTTTGTTACGATATGCTTTCACAGTAATGTGCACACCTCTTGGTTATAATAATGCTTTGAACTTAACTACCAAATTCAATGTCCGTGATTTTGATGACCTTTTATTACCAATAACATATGGTGATGATATGTTGTGTGGTGTGAAAGACGAATTAGCACCTTACTTTAATAATATCACTTATGAGAAGTTTGTTCGAGAAGTTTATTATATGACGTTCACTACGTCAGATAAAAAAGAACAGACAGAAAAATTTGTAAGTATAGAGAATATTTCTTTTCTTAAAAGAACATTCAGATATCATTCTCTTATGAAGCGAGTTATTGCACCTTTAGATAAAGATTCTATTATGAAAAGTTTGTGTTACTATTTGCCTTCTAAAGAAATCACTCCTGAAGAACAGATCGTCCAAACGTGTATTAGTGCACTTACAGAACTCTTTTTCCATTGTGACGAG